CCCATTGTGCGATATATGCTAGTGGATCGTTTCGAGGTACAAAAACGAACTAAAGTCACTCGAAAGAGAGGAAGGATTGATATTCCGCACTCTGACGATTTAGCGCAACTAGCGGAGTACATACCTGGCTTAGACATAACAATGAGTAAGAAGGCGCGTACTCAGAAACCATTGGATCCATTGCATATCATCAAAGCGTTCAAACTACTTGAACACCAAGTGCTTAGCGGTATCGCTGTAATGGAAGGTGAGTTCGATCAGTTTCAGCTTGGCGAATACAATAATAACTTCAAAAATGCCTCGGGTAGCCTGCAAACACTGTTTTTAAGCGTTCGAAGCCTAGATGAAGAACAATGAGAGCGTACGCTCGTCAACGTTCTTTCTCTAGTATGCATTTACAGGAGTTTTAAAGTAAAAGCTAAAGCTGAGATCGAATCTATTACCAATCCGTACAACGGTACGACAGCGCTAGAAAGTATAATTGAAGCTTACTTTCAACCGCACCAAATTGACAATTTCCTGGACAAGTTTATGGACAAATCAAAGCTAGGCAACTTCGATGAGCTTTTTGTTTATTCCGGAAACGCGTCGTCACCTAACGGCGGGCACTCGAGTATTAACTACCTATCAGATGCCGCCGCAGTAAAAGGTGACGATCGACTGAAGGAAGCCATTTTTGAATTAATAAAGAACTTTAAAAATGGACATGAGTTTCGCCAGATAATGGAGATTCTGATGGTGAATGTTGATGACGACTATCAAAAAGACAAGATCCATTCTAGACTCGTTACTTTCACAGCTCCGGGAGGTAAGTCGAGGGTAATAGCTATCGCTGACTGGTTATCGCAAACCGCACTCTCTGCGATCCACAAAACCCAGTACCGATTGCTAGAGCTAATACCATCAGACAGAACCTATGATCATAAAGCGGGACTGGATCTTTACGATCCCGAGGCCTCTTCGTATCATTCGGTTGACTTATCAGCGGCTACCGACCGATTCCCGCGCGTACTACAATCGTGAATTATCGAGCGCATCTTCTGTAAACTCGGGTTGGATGGTACTAGTATTGCAAAGAACTGGGAAGGAATAGTCGATAGAGAATATTCAACGAAAGGTTCTCTACTTGAGAAGTACGCCACAAAAGTGAGATACAGTGTGGGGCAAGGAATGGGTCTTTTTAGTAGCTGGTCGTCCATGGCACTCGTCCATCATTACATAGTCCACGAGCTTGCCGGCTGTCCGTTCGATGATTATAGATTAGTCGGGGACGACCTTGAGATGAGAAACGCTGAAGTAGCATATGATAAGTACTTTAGTATAATGAGTCAGATCGGCGTAACTATTAACCCATCGAAAACGCTCATATCTCGCGAGAAACCGCACTCACTCGAATTTGCACGTAACTTCATAATCTCCGGGCTAAGAGTAGTTCCTCTCCCGATCGGATCTGTCTTTGCGTATTTAGACGGTAAGATTGGTGCGCTGGAAGTATTCTGCGCATTCGGCCCAATCATGAAGCATGTAAATGTCGTTGAGCTACTAACCTATCTAAAAATCAAAGATCCACTTCAGCTTACAAGTGTGGCCTACTTCTTAATCCGGGAAAAGTTAAGTAAGTACACTGATGTTAAAGAGTACCTTAGTAAGTTAGGTACGCACTTAATCTTAACCGAGAAGCACATGATCACGATCATTAAGATCGTAGCCAACAAATACTCTCCACCGGCTCGCGTCGGGATAACTAAGCTTACTCAGACATTACAATCTCAATGTACAATTGTTAGAGAGGATGATATGAATAAGCTGTCGTCCTTGGCGTTAGACTTCTCCTGCTTGAAGTTCGCAGGTGAAGATATCGAAGACTATTCACAAACGATGCATGATCGTATCAATAGTGCCCAACTAATTGAATACGACCACGATCATGCCATCTCGACCGTTTCGAAGTGAGAACACCGTCTTATCCGAGACTTAATGATCACGTTAGAAAACAGCGACAAGGGCATCTGAGCAGGTAAGAGACGTATCAAGCCGAAACAGAAATAGTAGAAGATAGAAAGGAAGGTTAGTAGCGCAGTAGACAGGCGGTCTACGCCCGGATAAGTTAAGAAAATGATTTCAACTTGACCGGAAGGATTCTAAATGAATTCGACGGTACGCATAGTGATGGAAGTTAAATCACATCTATATCTAGGGAATTCGTCACGGCCGATATCATCGGTTAGTATGCACAGAAGGCGAACTGTGCTTTGAAAAGACGAAGTCGTTCCGATGCATCTCAGCATTGCAGAACAGACCTTAAGCCCGGATATAGCAAACATTTTAGGTAAGACGGCTTTATGTCCCTTTTTCAAGGTACGTATTTTACCGGTTGAAGTTTTTTCTCCAATGAACTACTTCTTGCGACTGCAGCTGAATAAGAGAGGGGGCGGGCTTGCAATCGTAGTTTTCGCAATTAAGCGAGCGTAGAAACACGCATTTCCGTTCTCTCCCGCAGTGACCAGCCGCACCCGCTAATAGATTTGCTGACGACGTAGCACCCTGGTGATGCACGGGAGGAGGCTACTTCCTAATCTTCGAGATCCTTTAGATCTCTTCGATCCCGCCCCTCTGAATAAGAGACGGGAAATGTTCCTGGAAACTGCAATCACTGACTAACCTTCTATCTGCGAGTAAGAAATTACTTACATCCTTACAGCACGATCGCGCCAGTCTACAAGAAGACGCGACACTTATAACTCTTTAAAAATGCACGGATCAAAAAAGACATCCCTTTTTCTCAATTTTTATGAGATGATCGTAAACTTCAACATTACACTGCCCCTCAATGACATAGCTATAAAGGACTATAGTAACTTTTCGACGCAGCTCCTTCCCATTGTGCGATATATGCTAGTGGATCGTTTCGAGGTACAAAAACGAACTAAAGTCACTCGAAAGAGAGGAAGGATTGATATTCCGCACTCTGACGATTTAGCGCAACTAGCGGAGTACATA